TTTTTATTGCAGCAAAACCAAAAAATGCTGATTATTTGTCACAATCCACAAAAGAATCTATTTTAAATTCCCTCAAAAAATATTCTGTAGCAGGAATTCAACCAGAATTTGTAGATATTAATGTTCTTTATGTTGAATTGGACTCTACAGTTTATTATAATGCCAATTTTGTTGGATCAGTAAGTGATTTAAAGACTCAAGTTACCAATTCTTTAACTGCATATTCCAATTCAACTGATTTAAATAAATTTGGAGGAAGATTCAAATACAGTAAAGCACTTAGAATTATTGATGCAACAAGTACTTCCATTACATCAAATATCACAAAAGTTAAAATTAGAAGAAATATTGGTACTTTAATTAATGAACCTACAAACTACTTGGTTTGCTTTGAAAATAGATTTCATGCAGATTTAGAAGGATACAATATTCGTTCTTCAGGATTCTATGTTCAAGGAATTGCTGATTTAGTTTACATTTCAGATATTCCAAATTCAGATATGACTACTGGAACACTTTTCCTGTTTTCATTAAGTGGAAGTGAAGTTATAGCACAATCAAGAAGTATAGGAACTGTTGATTATGTGAATGGAATATTGAATATAGATAATATAAATGTATCTTCTACATTAAAATCAAATAATATCATAGAAGTTGAAGCTACTCCATATTCTAATGATGTACTAGCTAAAAAATCCATATATCTTAAATTAGATGTTGGAAATAGTTTAATCTCATTAGAAAAAGATTTAATGTCCTCTGGTGAAAATACATCTGGAAGTAGATTTAATCCTGAATCAAGCTATCTGTCTGGAAAAATAAGAAATTAAAATGAATCAAGAAAAGAAAGTAGTTAAAATTAGTGATATAGTTGAAAATCAAATTCCAGAGTTTATTCTTTCAGAGAATCCAAACTTTGTAGAGTTTTTTAAACAATACTACATTTCACAAGAATTTCAAGGTTCTACAATAGATATTGCTGAAAATTTAATTTCTTATAAAAATCTTGATAGCTTTGATCTAACAAATCTTATTTCAGAAACTACATTAACATCTAATGTGCAGTTCTTTGATGATGTAATTAATGTAGAGTCTACTAATGGATGGCCAAAGGAATATGGTCTTTTAAAAATTGATGATGAGATTATCACATATACAGGAATTACTTCTACATCCTTTACTGGGTGTATTCGTGGATTTAGTGGAACTTCATCTTTAACTGAAGAAAATAACCCAGAGTTCCTGGTATTTTCGGAAACAGAAACATCTGAACATAGTTCTGGGTCTATAGTTGAAAATTTAAGCAATCTTTTCTTAAAAGAATTTTTTAAGAAAATTAAATATCAGTTTACACCAGGATTTGAAGAAATTGAATTTGATTCTCAAATTAATGTTCAAAATTTTGTAAGCAAAGCAAGAACTTTTTATCAGACAAAAGGAACTGATGAAGCATTTAAAATTTTATTTAAAGTTTTATATGCTGAAGATGTAAAAATCATCAAACCTTTTGAAAGATGTTTTACAACTTCAGATGATCAGTGGAGAGTTGTAGAAACTTTTGTTTGTGAACTTGTAAGTGGAAATCCTTTGAATATAAATGGGCAAACATTATATCAAGATAATTTCCCACAATATAATATTTCTAAAGCAAATGGTTCAATCTATGATGTAGAGTCATTTTCTATAGACAATAAATCTTATTACAAAGTTCAAATTTTCTCTGGATATTCTAATAACTTAAATCCAAAAGGAAGTATTGAAGGAACTTTTGTTTCAACTCCAAAAACATTTTCAGTAGAGCATGTTTCTGTTGGTTCAACTATTCTGACAGTAGATTCTACTGTTGGTTTTGGTAATACTGGAACTTTAGAAATTGGCAATCTGACTATTGATTATACTGACAAAACAAACAATCAATTTTTAGGAATCTCAACAACTGCAATAACAAGTGGCATTTCTACAGGGTCTAAAATATTTTCAGATCATTTCATTTATGCATATGAAGAAAACTCTAATGATGTTGTAAAATTTAAACTTTGTAATGTTTTGTCTGGATTAAATGATTCTGATGTTTTATATGCATATGATGGAGATCCTATTTTAATAGATCATTTAGGATCTACTGAAGAATCCACTTTTCTGAATTCTTTTGCTTATAATAATCCAATTACAATTTCTTGTGGAGTTTGTGTAAACAATATTACTACAGAAATTAGGAATAATCAACAAGAGGGTTTTTCAGTATTAACTGGAACTGGGTTATGTAAATATCCTCATAAGTTAAAGACTGGAGATTTAGTTGATTTATACTTAAGAAATACGAATCAAGTTATAGCAAAAGATATATTAGTAAATGTATTAAATTCTAAAGAATTTACAGTTTCTGCAATTTCAATATCACAACAATATGGAGAAAGTTTAACTAACCTCTTAAATAAAGAAATTTTATTTAAGAGACAAGTTAAAAAGACTCCTTACAATAATTTAAATTTAACTGCTAATATTCAAGATTCTTATGTAGATGATGATTCTTATTATGTAACTTCAAATGGTTTCCCAGAATATCAAATTGCTCCTTTAACATTTGATAGAGTTTTTTCTATCTTAAATGAAAATACTCTTGAAACAACTCAAAATCATTACTATCAAATTGGAGATGAAGTTTCAGTAGTATCATATCAAACATCTTCTGAATTTGAAAACAAAATTGGAATTAAAACAGGAACTTCTTATTTTGTAAATCGTATTAATGGTTTCCAAATTAATCTTACTGAGGCAAGAGAAAATATAGAATCTTCAGAATATGTTAATTATTTTGAATACGATGAGGATAATAATATTTCAGCTCAAATTCAAAGTATAACACTAATACCAACATCTTTGTATAATGAAAGTAATTTAGATATTCAATCAAACAAATTATTTAAAAAGTTTAAAAAGATTCCAGAACAATCTTTAATTAAAACAGAAACGTCTCCAGGAAATATTGGAGTTTTTGTAAATGGAATAGAATTAAAAAATTACAAATCTTTTGATAAAATCTATTATGGTCCAATAGAATCTGTAACAGTTTTAAACTCTGGATATGATTATAATTTACTTAATCCTCCCCAGTTTGAGATTGAAGGAACTACATACTCAGATACTGAGATTATTCCTCAACTAAAAGGAAGTTTAGTAAATATTGTTGTAACTGACCCTGGATTTGATTATGTAGAAACTCCAACTGTAAGAATTTTGGGAGGAAATAATACCAGTGTTGTGACAGAAGTAAAAATGAAAAATGTAACTAATGAAGTTGCATTTAATGCTACTACATTAAGCACTGTAGTAGATACTGTTAATGATAAGTTAAAATTTGGAACTCCACATAGATTTGTAGTTGGAGAGCCAATCATTTATAAAACTCTTGGCACTACTCCAATTGGAATAGGAACAGCACCTTCAGATGGATTTCTTTCTGATGGTTCTGTTTATTATGCTGCTAATATTGGAGCAGGAACATCAATTTCTCTTGCTTTTACAAAACAAGATGCTTTAAATAATCAAAACTTAATTAATTTAAGAACTTATGGAGGAGGATTTCAAAGATTCGTTTCTACATTAAAGAAAAAGGGAATAGATGAGATTAATATTATTCAAAATGAAGGAGAATTTGAATATAAAAAAGTTTCATTTATTTCAGAAGATGTTGATACTCAAGATAATATAATTACTATTGAGAATCATGGATTTTTGACAGGAGATGAAGTTGCATATACTTGGGAACCAATTTCAGGATTTAATGGGCAATCTATTGGAGGATTGTCTGAAAACGTTTATTATTATGTGGTAAAACTTGATGATGATAGATTAAAACTCTCAAGCACAAAAGATGAAGTTAACTATGTAGATTTAACATCTACAGAAGATTACAGCATATATTTTCTACAATATTCTCCCATTAGAGTTGAAATTTCTGGTTCTACTTCAGTTAATGGTCTTTCTCAACTTGGTTATAGTGCAGAAATTTCTTTTGCAGTTAAAGGAAAAGTAATTGGAGCAAGAATAAAAAGAACTCCTTCTATTAGAACAGATAAATTTGGGAACTTAAGTATTTTAAATTATGAAAAGTATCCTAAAGTTAATGTAATAAAAGGGTCTGGAGCATCTTTTGCTACTTTAGTTGAAGATGGGCAAATTAAAGATGTAATTATAAAGTCTTCTGGAAGTGGATATTTTAATACAATTGAACTGTCAGTAAATGGTATTGGGTTTGGGGCACAACTTAAACCAGTAATCTCAAATGGACAAATTATTGATGTAGATATAGTTAGTGCTGGAGTTGGATATGCTTCAACTAATACTACAATCAGTATTCAATCTATTGGTAACGATGTTAAATTAAAAGCAAATTTGACATCCTTAACAATTAATGATGTTGAAAAATATGGAACTTCTGATATAGAAGATGGATCTACTTTTGGGAAAAACTATGCTTTTATTGGAAATACTTATGGTGTTTACTTCTTAAATCAAAAACTAAAACAATATTTAAATATCTCATCAACTCCAACTTCCCATTCTCCAATTGTTGGTTGGGCTTATGATGGATGTCCAATTTATGGCCCATTTGCTTATCAAAATATTGATGGGTCTGGTGGAATTGTTAGAATGAGAAGTGGATATACTTATCAAAGCACTATTCCAAGTAATTATAAATTTGTAGAAGATTACATTTTTACAAATACAGGAACATTGGACAAATATAATGGAAGATTTTGTGTAACTCCAGAATATCCAAATGGAGTTTATGCTTACTTCTGCACTTTAGATAATAATAATGTCCCAGAATATCCATATGTAATAGGACCAAATTATAATTTTATTCCAGAAGAAGAAAATTTTGATTTAAGAAATACTCAAAATTTAAACTTTAATAATTTGAATATTGTAAAATGGACAGTCCCATATAGAGTTGAAGATACTAAATCAAAATATGAGTATTTTGAATTTTTTAGAAGTCCAAACAAAAAGGACATTTTAATTGAACAAACATCAACTGGATTTGTAGATAGTATAAAAGTCATAGATGGTGGATCAAATTATCAAATAAATGATAGTCTTGTTTTTGATAATGAATATACTTCTGGATTTGGTGCAATAGCAAAAGTTTCTGAAATTTCTGGAGTAGCAGTTACTTCAATATTGTCACAAAGCAGATCTTTATCTAATGTGACTTTTGTTTGTGATGGAAATATAGTTACTGGAATTGCATCAACATATCATTCTTTAGAAAATGGGTCATATGTTAATATATCAGGAATATCAACCAGTTCTTTTGAAACTATAGAAGGATTTAGAAAAGTTGATGTATCAGATGTTCAGACAACTTTGTCTGCAAATGTTGGCCCATCAACAATCACTGGAATTGTTACATCAATCCAAGTCAACTCTTCTTTAACTTTATTTGATATTGATTCTCAAATTAAAGTTGATAATGAAATAATGAAAGTTATTGGAAAAGATTACAAAAATAATCTTTTGGGTGTATTAAGACCTGCTTCAGCACCTTTACATGGTTCTTCTACTATTGTAAATCTTTTACCAAATAAATTTACTTTAGATTCTTTAAGCATCAATTCATCTTTTTCTGAAGTCAATCAATATTATTACTTCAATTCTCAAGAATCTGTTAGTATTGGAACATCATCTGGACCAGGAATTGGAAATACTTTGACCATCAATCCTTTAGGATATGGATTACCTTTTGTAAAATATGTTCCAACTGGGGGAATTTATTTACCAAATCATCATTTCAATACAGGTGATAAAATTTTATATTCTACAGGAACTTCTACTATTGTATCAAATTTTGGAAATTTAAATACTTTATCTGAATTGTATGTAATAAAAATTGATTCTGATGTAATTGGAATTGTCACAACTAAATCTCACATTTCAAATCAAGAAGCAATTTTAAAGTATACCTCAGCAGGATCTGGAAATCTTCATAAGTTTAGTACAGATAAAAATATTGTTTCTGGGGATATTGTAAACAATTCTTGTGTAGTATCTACTGCATCTACTCATGGGTTATCTGTTGGTGATACAATTAAACTTAATGTTATTTCAGGTGTATCTACATCTTATGTTGTTGGATACTCTACATCTACAAATAGACTTTTAATCAACGGAAGTGTTAATCCAAAGATTGATGTGTTTTATAATGATATTGTAACCTTTGATTTGTCTTCTGGATCTTTGTCTGGAAAAGACTTTAATCTGCACTCAGATAAAAACTTTTTAAATCCTTATTTTGGTACTGTAGATAGCGGGGTAGAAGTAGAAAAAACATCTACTCAATTAGTTTTAACCATTACTGAACATACACCAAATCTTTATTATTACTTGTCAGACTCAAATGTTGATGAGTCTGTTGTAGAATATAATCAATTAAATATCAATCAAAGTAGATATAATACAGAATCAGTTATTAATTCAGTTGCAAGTAAAAATTTCACTATTAATTTAAATAATACACCAGAAAGACTTACTTATAATAATTCTTCGGATTTGTCTTATTCAGTTTTAAGTGGTGATTCTTCTGGTCCAATTTCAAAAGTTGAAATAGTTTCAGGAGGAAATAGTTACAAAAAACTTCCTAAAATATCTTCTGTAACAAGTGATAATGGTTTTGGGTGTAATTTGATAACCAACAGTGAATCTATTGGAAAAATTCAAAAAACAAAAGTAGTTAATACACAATTTATTTGTCCTTCAGATGCAACATTAAAACCAACATCAAAAGTATTTTCAGCAATCAAATTGACTGATAATTATACAGTAAAATCTTTAAGTATTGTCTCTGGAGGAAAAAATTATATAAATGCCCCAAGCATAAATTTATATAATAGAAAAGAAAATGAATTAATTTCAAATTTTTCTGCTACCTCTACTTTAAAAAATTCTTCTATAAATGAAATTGTTATCACCAATCCAGGTTCTGGATTAAGGTCTGGTGATAGTGAATTATTATTTACAGGTAACACCAACGGATTTAAAATTTTAAATGTTTCTGTAGTAGGAAGTTCTCCATATACAGTAACTTTAACTTTAAAAACACCTTCATCTGGGTTTACTACATCAAATCCATTGCCAGTTTCTGTTGGAGATGAAGTTTTTATAGAAGGAATTTCTGCTTCTGGGAATGGATTTAACTCCAGTGACTATAACTATGAAACATTTACAGTAACTTCTGTAGACCCAGCTTACAACTCTCAAGATGCTGCTACAATTGAGTATGAGTTAAATTCTAATCCAGGTTCTTATAACAGTTCTTTAAGTTATAATGCTTATGTTACTCCTTCTTCATATTTGCCAGAAGTTAATGTAACTTTAACTCAAAATCAATTTTTTAATAATGAAAATGTAGACAGCACTGAAATTATTGATAATACAAATAATAATCCCATAACAAATGTACTGAAAGTTAAAAACTCTAAAAATATTTCTGTTGATGATTTATTGATAGGAAAATCATCATCATCTAAAGGAACAGTTTCTGAAATTACTACCTTTAATTCAACCTTTGGAGTAAATTCTAGTGTTTCTGAAACTCTTGGGGGAAAAGAAAATAGAGGATATCTTTCATCAAATGTACAAAAACTTCCTGATAATAATTATTACCAAAAGTTTTCATATTCTCTGAAGAGTAAAAAATCCTTTGAGGATTGGAATTCTTCTGTTTCTGATACATCTCATATTGCAGGATATAAAAAGTTTAGTGATTTGTCTGTAGAATCAGTTGGAATTGGGACAACCCAATCAATTAAAACTGATTCGTCATCATTATTAAATGTAGTGTTGAACTCTTATGGAAATGTAAATTCTATTGTAAATTATGATTTAGTCAATGAAATTGATCTAGAAGATAATAGTAATTTGTATACAGAGTACTTAAGATTTGGTAGATTAAGATTTGGTCAAAGTTTATATTCTACAGACAATAGGGTTCTTTCTATTGATGATATTTCAAATCTTTTTAATACTGAACCAATATCACCAACAATTATTATAGATTCCAATTTAATTTCAGATTCTACAGTTTTAAAATATCAATTTTACTTGACTTCTTCAAGTTCTTTCTTAGGAGAATTAATATATCCAGAAATTTTTGAATTGTTGGTCACAAATAATGAAACTATTAACCTGACTTCATATTCTTATTATTTTGACTTTGTAAATGCTTATCAGAATTCTTTTGTTGGATACTTTACTGCCAATACTAATCCATTGAATTCTAATGAAATTATCTTAAAATTTACACCAAGTAATCCATTTAATACAATCGACATTAGATCCATAAGAGAAAGTTCTAGAGGTTCTGTTGGAATTGCAACAACTTCATTTGGATATGTTAAGAATGTAGAAGTTAATCATTCTTATTCTGGAATTGGATCAACAGTATTTTATTCAATTTCCACAACAAATTGCAAATCTGGGACTGTTCTAGTTGGTCTTTCATCAATTACAAATAAAATAGAAAAATCTCTAGAATTATCTTTTGTAAAAACCGAAAATGATATTTTTGTAAGTCAATATGCAGAAAATCAATTAGTAGATTTAGGAAGTATTAATGTAAATATTAATGGTTCCAACTTAGAATTTACTTACACAGGAATTTCTGGTATAGGAGCTACTGTTCAAGCAAACCTAAAATTAATTACTAATTCTTATGCTGGATATGATAGTGTAACTAATAGTATTTCTAAATTTGCAAGCAATCAAACTATATCCAACTCATCTTCAATAGGAATTTCTACAGTCTCTGGAATATATGGATATACAAAATATATCATAGAAATAGAGCAAACTGTTGGAGTAACTACTCAAAGAGGAGTTGTTCAAATCAATTCTCTCCACTCTGGAGATTACTTAAATAATATTGTATATGATCCAAATGGAGATATTGATTTAAATGATTTTAATTTTGAAACTCAATATGATATTGGAGGAAATAATTATACTTTATACTTTAATCCAATAACTTCAGCTAATTATAAAATTACCACTTATGAATCAAGTTTATTATCTCCAGACCAATAATAGAAATTTCTAACAATGCCTAGTAACGATATATTTACAGTATATACTCCCTCCATTTTTGGAAGAACTTCTTTTCCATTGAGGCACAAAAACGAAGCAATTTTTTATAAAACTTTTAATTCAGAAGATTCTGATGTTGTTAATTTAGTTACTGATATCATTAATATCCCAAATCATTTCTTCAAAACTGGAGAACCATTAAAATATACTATTGATTCTGGAGAAACCAAACTTGGAATATCAACTTTAAGTCCAGGGGCTCTTGGTATTACAACACAATTGCCTGGTGTAGTGTATCCAATTGTTGTGGATAAAGATAATATCAGAATATCTTTAGCCTCTACCTATGCTCAAAATAATGAGTATGTGGACATAACATCACTAGGAATTGGTACTCATTCATTTGAAGCATATAAGCAAAACACAAAATGTTTAATTACAATTAATAATATTATTCAATCTCCAATTTCTACTGGATCTACTGTTGAAGTTTTAGATTATACTCAATCAAGTTTAACACTTAATGATTTAAATAATGTAAAAGTAGGAAAATGTTTAAAAATAAATGGAGAAATAGTTAGGGTTTCTTCTATTAATTATAATACAGACACTGTAAATATTTCTAGAGGTTCAAGTGTTTTAGGAACAGAACTAACCCCATTTTCAAGTTCAATTATAGGAAGTGTCATAGAAGTTTTATCTGGCAATTACAATATCATCAAAGATGTAATTTATTTTGACGAACCTCCTTTGGAAGGCAAAAAAGCAAAATATAAAATTTCAACTTCTGATATTAACTATGCAAATTATAGTTTTAATTTATTAACAGATTTATTAAAAAAAGGGTCTCAAGTTCTTTTATTGTGGACAAACCCTCCAATAGAAATTCCAACACAAAAATTTTATTATATTATTGAAAATAGTCCAAATAATTTTAGTTTAGCAGAAACTCTTTCTGATGCAATCAACGGAACTAAAGTTATCTTTAGTAATGTATCTGCAAATGAATTTCCAATTAGTGATTTTGAAATTGTATATTTTTATCCTAGCGAGGAAAATGCTTTTAATGGAAGAGTTTTCTTAAGATCTAATTATGATGGAAACACAGTTTTTGATGATGTTTCTGAGCAATTTACTGGAATTACAAGTTCTTTTGAATTAACTACTTCAGGAATCAGTACTGTAGGAATAAAAAGTGATAATGGAATTTTATTAATTAATAATATTTTTCAATATCCAGAGTCTGATGAAGCATTTTCTTTTGTAGAATCTGGAGGAGGAACTTTTGTAAATTTTGTAGGATTTGGAACTACTGGGTTTACTGGAAAAACCTATGATGTAAATGTGAAAGGATATCCTAGGGGAGGAATTATTGTTTCTTATGGAACTACTTCTGGATCATACTATCAACCATTAACTGCATACAGTGACCTTCCTTTATCAGGTTCAACATCTGGAATAGGAGCTTCAGTTTCATTTGATACTGACCAATATGGAAATATTGCTAATTTTAGATTTACAAACAGAGGATATAATTATAAAGTTGGAGAAATTTTAGTTCCTTTAAACACAACTGGTATTGGAACTCAAGTAAATGACGATAAAATTCACATTACTATAGATGAGGTAACTAAAGACTCCTTTAATGCTTGGAATATTGGAATTTTATATAAATTAGATGATTTGAGTAGTAAAACTAATGGAGTGAGAAAAACATTTAGTTTAACTAAAAATGGACAAAGACTTAGCTTTGATGCTGAAACTCAATATGAAATAGAACTTCAATATAATCTTTTAGTGTTTATAAATGATGTTTTACAAACACCCAATACTTCTTATGTTTTTAATGGTGGTTCTATTATAACATTTACTGAACCAATCCCAGAAGGGAGTAATGTTAAAATTTATTTTTACAAAGGATATTCTGATGATACTTCATTATCTTCTGTAGTTCCAAAATTAAAAGAGGGAGACATTCTTCAATTACAACAAGACATTTATAGTCCACCCCCAGTAGAGCAAAAAGAAAGAATCATTAAAGAATTTACAAGTGCTGATGTATTAAGAACTAATGTATATTCTGATATTGGCATTTCTGATGATTCTTCTCAATTAAGGTCTATAACTTGGACCCCACAAAAAGCAGATTTAATTTTGGATGGAGAATTTTTAAGTAAATCAAGACCAGAGCAAAATTCTGGAATTACATCTTTTACAAAAGTTGCTTCTTATGTTGGTTCTTTCAGTGGGATTAATACAGATTTGATAGGAATTACAACTACTAGTCTTTTAATTGGTGATTATATTGAAGGTAATTATGTTGGAACTGGTGTCACAATTGTTTCCATAGGTTCAAGTATTGTTGGGGTCGGTTCTACAAGTTATATTTCTGCCCCTGGAGTAACTACATCATTACTTTCATTATATAGAAAATCATAATAAATAAGATAAAATACTAATTCAAATGGCTGTAGTAACCGATAAGTTAAGGATACTTAACTGTTCTAATTTTATTGATGATGTTTCCAGTGGAGGTTATTATACTTTTATTGGTTTTCCAAACGCTACAACACTGTATCCAAACTGGGATTCTTCTAGACCAGACCCTACTGACAATTATCTTTACTTAAATTCTTATAGAGACAATATTTTAGGTGTCAAAAAAATAACTTCTTCTGATGTAGTAAGAGTAATACCAAAAATTGTTTGGACTAATGGAAAAAAATATGAAATGTATAGACACGATTATAGTGTTTATAATTTAACTCCAGTAACTGGTGCAACTAGGTTATATGATGCTTCCTATTATGTAATGAATAGTGAGTATAAGGTTTATATTTGTATTAACAATAATTCTCTGCCATCAAACCAAAATCAAGGTTCAATTTCTACTCAAGAACCTTTGCATACTGATTTAACACCTAGATTAGAGTCTGATGGGTATATGTGGAAATATCTTTATACTTTGTCCCCATCAGATGTTTTAAAATTTGATTCTACAAATTATATTAGTGTTCCAAATGATTGGGAAGGAACTGCAAATGAAGAAATATCAAGAATTAGGGATAATGCAGTGGATGGAAAAATTGAAACCATCATTATTGAAGATAATACTGCCACATATCCCCTTCCTAGTCAAACTTTAACTAATGTTCCCATTAAAGGTGATGGAACATCTACAGATGAAACAACTGATGCTATGGCTTCTGTTGTTTTTGATGAGAATGGAAAACCCGTTGAAGTTATTGTTACTGATGGTGGAAAAGGATACACTTTTGGAACTTTAGATTTAAATTCTATTTTATCTCCAACAAGTGGAACTAAAGCAATTTTTAATGTAATTATTCCTCCTCCAGGAGGTCATGGAGCACACATTTATGATGAATTAGGAGCATTTAGAGCATTAGTCTATAGTAGAATTGAAAATGATTCAACAAATCCAGATTTCATGGTGGGAAATCAATTTTCTAGAATTGGTATTGTAAAAAATGTAAAATCATTTGGAACTAATAATTCTTTTTCAGATACTAGTGGATCAGGACTTCATGCTGTAAAATTAACTGGTGATGCTTCTGGAGAAACTCTTGATTCAACAATTACTCAAAGTAATACTGGAGCAATAGGAAATTTAGTTAGTTTTGATACAACAACAAAAGTATTAACATATATTCAACCAAGAACTAATAATATTGATACTTATGTTGATGGTGGAGGAAATTATCAAATTGATTATCAATTTGGGAATAGTATTAGTGGATTGCAAACTGCTACTACATATGATTTAAATTCTTTTGATACTAGTTCTTTAGTGATTAATGGAAATTCATATTCAGTAGACACTTCATTTTCTGGAATTAGTACAAGTGTTGGAGGAACTACTTATTATTTGGGACAAAGTTTTACTTCAGGACTTTCTTCGCCAGACATAAATACAAAGAGTGGTGATATTGTCTATGTTGATAATAGATCGTCAGTAACTAGATCATCACAACAAAGAGAAGATATTAAAATCATTTTAGAATTCTAAAAAAATGCCCCAAAGTACTAACTTAAACAAAAATCCATATTATGATGATTTTAGTGACTCAAAGAATTTTTACAAGGTTTTATTTAAGCCTGGAGTCACTGTACAGACAAGAGAATTAACTACTTTACAATCAATTTTACAAAATCAAATTGAAAAACTTGGAGGAGCATTTTTTAAAAAGAATTCTGTAGTTGTTCCTGGAGGATTTGCTTATGATTCCTCCTTTTATGCTGTTGAAGTGGAAAAAACATATAAGGGAATTGATGTAGAAAGTTATTTTGAAAATCTTGTTGGACTTACTTTAACTGGAAGAACATCAAATGTAACTGCAAAGGTTGAAAAAGTTCTTTCCAGACAAGAATCTACAAGAACAAATACAACATTTTATATTAAATATCAAGCATCTTCTTCAGATAACTTTACTTCTAATGTGTTTTCTGATGGAGAGGAATTAGTTGTTAACGAAAATATTAACTTAGGAACCAGTTCAATTTTAAGTGGGTCTCCTGTAGCAAAAACAATTTCTCCAACAAATAGAACATCAACGTCAGTAGGATCTGCTGCTAAAATTGATAATGGTGTTTATTTTGTGAGAGGATTTTTTGTAAATGTATTAAATGATGTTTTAATTTTAGATCAATATACAAATACACCATCTTATAGAGTTGGATTAAATATTGATGAAGAAATTATAGATGTAAGTCAAGATTCATCATTATATGATAATGCTCAAGGATTTTCAAACTATGCTGCACCAGGAGCAGATAGATTAAAAATATCCTTATCCCTTACCAAAAAGAATTTAGATGATTTTAATGATGAAAATTTTATTGAACTTTTTAGAGTTGATGATGGAGTTTTAATTCAAATTAAAAATCCTACAGAAGGGTCTTTGTTAGAGGATATTTTAGCAAGAAGAACCTTTGATGAATCTGGAAATTATTATGTAAGACCTTTTAATGTAGAAGCTTTAGAGTCATTAAATGATAATCTTGGTAATGGAGGACTTTATTCAGAAGGAGATGTAACTTCTAATGATATTGTTCCTTCAGTGGATACTGCAATCATCAAGGTATCTCCTGGAAAAGCTTATGTAAGAGGATATGAAGTCCCAACAAATACAGAACTTTTAAGTTTTCCTAAACCAAGAACAACTAAGCATGTAGAATCTTCATCTTCTGCTTTTTCTGTAGGTAATTTAATTAGAGTCAATAATGTTAAAAATGTTCCTTCTGTAGGATTGACTACTACAGCCACTGTTTCTTTGTATGATAAAAGATTAACTGGAGGTGTAGCACTTGGAACCACTATTGGTGTAGCTAGAATATATGATTATGCTTCACATATAGCATCATATGAAGATTCTTCAA